CTTCTCTCCAATCAAATGTAGTAGCATCTGCTAGATGACATTCATTTGATCTATTTGTCCATTGACTTTGAAATTGTTGATCTATCTCTACGGATATACCTTGCCAGTTAAACTCTGTCTCAAGAAGATATGTATTATTAAATGCACTGGGATGATTACCACCTATCTCTAAATATCTGCCATTCTTTTTACCACTAAGCATAGTCAAGACAAAGAGATCTTGATATGCTTGAGAGTGATTTTCTTTTATCTTTACTGGATGAATAAGTTCATCAGTTTTTTCATCGTACTTTGTATTCATCAATCCAATCACTAATTTCAATAGATGGCATGTATCCCAAAAGTTTTTTTGCTTTTGAAATGTCGGCAAGAGTTACTCTTGCCTCTGCAGGTCTAGGTGGTATGAAGTTCTTTGTGTAGGAACTGCAAATCATATCCGCTATTTGATTTACAGAATGATTAGTTCCTGTACCAACATTTATAAGTTCACCGCTTATGTCACTTGCTCTTTCTGCTGCTGCAATATTTGCTTTGACCACATCATCAACATGAGTGAAATCTCTACGTTGTTCACCATCACCCACGATTGTGAACGCCTCACCTTTTTTCCATTGCTCTAAAAATAAACCTACTACAGGTGCATATTGTCCTACAAGAGGTTGTCTGTCACCATATACGTTGAAGTATCTTAGACTTACTGTGTTGATGTCAAATAGATCTGAATACATCTTACATATATTTTCTGCTGCCACCTTTGATATTGAGTAAGGATTCAAACAATCGGGTGTCATGTCCTCTCTAAGAGGAGGTTCATTTTTCAAACCATAAGATGATGAAGTAGATGAGTTTACGAATGCCTTGACACCATGATCACGAGCATTTTGCAATAGTGTGGTTGTTCCTAGTACATTTGTCTTGACACATCCTACTGGATTCTTCATTGCAATCTGTATTCTAGAATAAGCAGCAAGATGAAATACCCAATCAATTTTTGGCATCCCCTCATTTACACAAGAAAATACTTGCTCCATGACTTGTGCATCTGATATGTCTGCCTTGACATTCCACGCTTTATCATTCCAATAGAACTTTTGATTACATATTGAGGATTCATTATCCACAACAGTAACTTGATGTCCCATTTCTAATAATTTGTCAACAAGGTGGGATCCTATGAATCCTGCACCCCCAGTAACAAGAGATCTCATACTAACCTGATGCTAATAAATCGTATTCTTTATTTTCAATAGTAGCAGATGATATAGTTTCTTTACATACCTGCATACTAATCCAATTATAGGTCTTTCTGATACCTTCTTCAAGTGTTTGTGTGTAATCCCAACCAAGTTTTTCTCTTATAAGATCATTGTTTGAGTTACGTCCTCTCACACCAAGTGGTCCATCTATATGATCCTTTCCTACTGTTTTATCTGATACTTTTGCAGCAGTATCTACAAGTTGATTTATTGTTACCATTTCTTCAGAACCTATATTTACAGGTCCCATAAAATCAGATTGCATTAATCTCCAAGTTGCTTCGATGCATTCATCAATGAACAGGAAGGAACGAGTTTGTAAGCCATCTCCCCACACCTCGATGGATCCACCCTCCGGCGGGAGTTGAGCAACTTTACGGCAGATTGCTGCAGGTGCTTTTTCTCTTCCTCCATCCCATGTTCCTTCTGGTCCGAAGATGTTATGGTAACGAGCAACCCTAACAGGAATATCGTAATTACGACTATAAGTGAGATATAACCTCTCTGAGAATAATTTTTCCCATCCATATTCGGAATCAGGTGCAGCAGGGTAAGCGGATTCTTCACGGCAATCGGGGTTGTTAGGGTCTAGTTGATTATATTCTGGGTACATGCAAGCAGAACTTGAGTAGAATATTTTAGTAGTCCAATCTAGGATTGGTCTATTACACTCACTCCATCCTTCTGATCCATCAAAAGTTTCATTCAACTTCTGCTGTGCATCTAATAGGTTTAGATTTATACTTGCAGAGTTCTGCATAATTTCAGCATCGTTGTCACCTGTAAAGATAAATCCTGCACCACCCATATCAGCAGCGAACTGATATATCTCATGGAATGGTTCAATATATCTGTAAGGAACAGACTCATAGAAATTTCCTTGCTGTCCTTTATATTGTATGACTCTCTCAACAAAACTTTTGTCTCGTAAGTCTCCTTGGACAAACTCGTCTGCTTCTGTATCAGAAAACTCTGGATATTTGAGGTCTACACCTCTTACCCAGTAACCTTCTTTCTTGAGTCTCTTGACCATGTGACTTCCAATGAAACCACCGGCACCTAATACTAATGCTGTTTTCATAAAAACCTTAATGAGGATTTTTTTGGAGGAAATTTTTTCCCAAAAGTGGGAATCTAAAGTTCATTTCTGAACTTGGTAACTACTTCTTCTATGTAGTCTATCATAGGATCTGTAATTACAGGAGAACATCCTAAGAAAAATACATTATCCAACACCTTACATGAGTTAGGATAGTTAGCATATGATTCAAGATGTTTATACCCCGGATGCATAAGAATATTCCCTGCAAAATAGTTTCTTGTTTGTATCTTATTATCCTCTAAATATTTCACGAGTCGGACTTTATTTCCTTCGTACACTATAGGTACACCAAACCAAGATGTCTCAGCATGTTCTTTTTCTTCAATAACCCTCGCACCATCGATCTTAGAGAAGATTTGATGAAGTCGAGTTTTGTTGAGACGACGGATGCGATGTATCTCGTCCTGCTTAGTCAATTGTACAAGACCGATAGACCCCTGCAAATCGGCGGGTTTGAGGTTATATCCTTGAACTCCGAAGACATACTTATGATCGACATCATGGTCGTACCCTTCCAACCAACGGTCAAATCTTTGCCCACAGACACCGTTGGGCAATTTGTTTTGGGATCCTACACAATAGCATCCTCTTCCCCACCAAGCATACGATCTAGCGATCTGGATTATCTCTTCGATATTAGAGGAGACCATACCGCCTTCGATAGTAGAAATATGATGAGCTGGATAGAAAGAACAAGAAGCAGCGACGGCGTGTTTGGTAAGAAACTGACCTCTCCACTTGCTACCGAGGGAGTCACAGTTGTCCGCGATGTATTCGAGTCCATAAATATCCAAAATTTCGAGAAACTTATCGAAGTCATAGGGATTTCCCAGAACAGGAGAAGAAAAACACGCTCTAGTTCTACTGGTAATCTTGGACTCTAGCATCTCAAGATCCCAATTCAAATCAGTGTAATCAATATCTACAAATACAGGTTTGAGATTGTTCTGTATGATGGGATTGATAGTGGTAGGAAAACCACATGCACATACAAGTATTTCATCCCCATCTGCCCATCCAAAATATTTTTTGAGTGCAGCAATCATAACTAGGTTTGCAGATGATCCACTATTGACCATTAGGTTGTATCTAAATTGAAACCTCTTTCCAAACTCTGCCTCAAATTTATTAACTTGTTCTCCTGCAGGCAACCATTTACCATTCAACAAGGTTGTAATTGCAGCAACAGGTTCTTGCTCATCCCAATATGGACCAGAATAATAGATGTTGCTACCGGGTTTCCAATCTTTATTAGCGAGATATGGGAATAGATTCTCACCATCATCTCCCAATTGTGATATAAAATTAGAGACTTTATCTTTTATAGACATAGTTCATGTACGATAGATTCATTAGAGACTGCTTGACGAAAACCAAGGTCTTGTAATTTAGTGGTGTCCAACCAGAAATTTCTGGTCTGAACATTGTTATGAAACTCAGGTGGTTCTATATTATGAACCTTACCTTTTGTGTTAGTATATTTTATCGCAGTATCGATAAGTTGTCTAACTGCTGTAGGTTTACCAGAACCTATATTGTAGATTTCATTCAACTCACCATGAGTTATAGTAAGATGAATGGCACGACAAACATCATCAACATGCATGACGTCACGTTGATGTGATCCATTATCATATATGTTGATATCTCTATCATTTACTAATTCATTAATCATATATTGAATAGCGTTCTTCTTCTTACTTGCCTTTGTATCACCCACACCCAT